GTAGATATAGAACCCAACATAGATGTTAAATACACCAAGCACGAGCAGGGTAGATTACTTGTAAGACCTGAAGCTAGAGATGATATTAAGTTTGTTTTAGTTCGTGGTGGTATGCCAAACTATGAGTTAATCGGTTGGATCATGGGTGTAGATGCTAAGAATCCTGAGTGGTTAGATAAACCTGATTGGAAAAGACCAGAGATCTATTGTGTACCAGAAGAAAGTCTACGAAAGTTTAGAGGAAGCTACAGCAATTAATGGTTATGAAAGAACCCCCTCCGAAGAGGGGGCCCTTTACCTAGAGTGGAGGATCAAGTCCACTACATTTATCTTAGACCATCGCTGTGGCCATCGTCAAACTACCTACCATATTCTTCTTTTAAGAACTTGCCACAGTAAGGCCAAGGCTTGGCCCCACGATCGGCATAGATATGAAGAGCTACATGGAACTGCTCTCTCAAGGTAGCTTTCTTTGGTGGATTGCCGCTGTGGCCACCATGGGCTACCCAAGTCCGAGGGTATTCGATTTGGAATGCACCTTGGAATTGTTTCTTGGTGCCGCTGACGGCATTAAGCCTTCCGTTTGACTCACACTTGGCTAAGTCTTGCCAAGCTTGAGGAAGATCGGAAAGTTGAATATCAAGAGGAATATGGATCTCCTCTTTAATCACGATCTCCCGAGTAGGTAGATCATCAATGGCCGGGAGCTTATCCGGGGCCAGCAATAGGCCGGCCCCGAACGCAGCGATCCCGATTAGAAATCGGTGGATCATTTAAGTATCTCCTCCTAAAAAGATCCCGAGGATCCATGCGAGGATCGGGATCGCTATAAGTAGAGGGCTATCTTCACTTAGCCCTAGTGGTAGGGTAAAGAATGTAAGAAAGAAGAGCAAGCCTCCTAGTCCATTCATGTCATCGCCTCTTCGATCCGACCGCAGCTCTCGCATTCCGGGATTTTCGAGCCGTTAGGTATCGGCTCCGGGTAATCGTGGCCACACTCGCAGCGATAGGTATATGGATAGCAGCTCACGCAGCTATAAGATCCGCAGCCGTAAGTCATTAGGCCACCTCATAGATAAGCTTGGAGCCTACGGAATGGATAGCCTTACCCTTAGCTCGAAGAGCTACGATAACCCCTCGAGGATCCAAGGCCCGGAGATCGTGGATATCGCCGTCTATTACCGGCAGATCGTGCCACCTCTCCGGTATCGGTAATCCCTTATCGATAGGCAATACGATCGCTACATTCGCTCCGGTGATCACTCGATCCCGGATCTCTTCGATCGAATGGCCGGCAGCCGAGAATGTTAATCGGTATCCGGGAAGAGGCTCCGGCTCTCGATCCCACCTCTTAGAGTAATCATAGACCGAGGCCCCTCCATTCATAGCCCTATCAATAAGCCATGGAGCAGCTATCTCCCAAGCTAGATCCGAGGCTACATTTAATCGGAGGCCCCATTTATCCCAAGCTCTCGAGTATCGATCGATATCGTGAGCTAAGAGGATCGAGGCAGCCTCCGGAGCTTCTAGCAATAGACTAACCCGAGCCGATCGAGCCTTGATCACACTCTCGAAAGCTCCCCGGCCATGCGTGAGAACACATAGATCCTTGCAATGTTTGAAGAATGCACAGGTAGTTGCCGGCCCATGCGTGGCCGGAGTTAGCGTGAGGGCAGCGATCCCTTGATATCCCGGGATCTCGAGAGATAGCTTCTTATTACTATCGGATCGGATAAGATAACCGGGAACGGATATCCCATAGGGGTGGAATATATCCGCCGCTATCCTCCTTGCATTAGCTATATCGAGGGCCGATATCTCTCCGGGATCCGGTAAGGGATCGGCCTCTCTTATCTTGATTAGTGATTTCATATATGGATTGATCCTTATCTTCTAGGTGTTGCATAGGTGAGGCGATCCCACCATGGCAGGGCCCGGAGCTATAACCCCGGGCCTCACCATGAAACTACCGCCGGAAAGATATCCGATAAGTCTCTTGATAGATCCGGAGATAACCCTCCCGGATCCCTACGAGATAAGCTCTCTCGAGAGTGGCCTCCTTAGCCTCCTCGATCTTCCCCTCGATCTCATGAATGAGAATCTTCATCTCTCCATGCAGCAAATCGATATCCGGGATCTCATGTCTCTTAAGTAAAGTCTCCGGGATCATGATCGAACCCTCTCGATCTCCTCTTCGATAGCGAGGTGAGAGTTATCGAGGCATGGGATCAAGCTATCGAGAGCTTCCGCAGCTCGAGAGAATGTCTCGATATCGGTGTCGAAATGATCGGCCAAATAGTATTGATATATAACCGGCTCGCTCGGATCTTGATCCGAGAGGTATCCGATTAGATCCTTGATAGTTGAATATCCGGCCATGATCATGCCCTCCATGCAGCGAAATCATAATCGCTTGCTATCCGGCGGCTATCGCTATATGCGGTCTCGCCATAGAGGAGGATCGATCTCTTACCTCGAGGAGATACTCGATAGAAATCTTCATAGAAGAAATCTCCGGATCCTCCGGCAGCTTGCTCGATCTTCACTCGATCACTCTCGAAGATCGTATCCCATGAGCTAACGCTCGATACGCTAGGTCTCCTCATGAGCTAACCTCCGGCCCGATCCATGTCGGGAGATATTCGATATCGGCCTTAGAACTATTTAGACCTTTCACGATCTCGATAGCTTGATCAACACTCTCGGCGGTTATGTAATGCTTCTCTAACTTAGTGATCTCATATCGCCTCATGATTACCCCTCCTCCCATGGATCAATGTCTAAGAATGGCTCGAGGTGCAATAGCTCGCAGATATCCCCGGCCCTAGCGGTATCGGATCCCTTGATCTTGATCCCGGCCGGCAGCTTGATCTCGAAATCGAAATCTCTCTCGAGGCCGGCTTCGATCGCTTGCTTGCATGGCTCGATCATCGATCGAGGTACCGGCGGATAGTGATTACCTCGTAGGTGCCACTCGAGCTTAACCTCGAGAGGTATATTCTCGCCGGCGATCCCGGCGGCATATGTCGATCCCATTAGCGGCGGCCTCTCTTCTTATTCTTCGAGAGGTGCTTCTTCAGCTCGAGCTTGATAGCTCGAGCCTCTTCTCCCTTGAAAGTGGCCATATTGGAAAGAGCATAGCTAACTATACTCTCGCCGCTATCGAGGCCGTATTGATCATCGATCGTATCGAGGCAGCTCATCGCTTGAATATAATCTCGAGCATAGATCGAGGCGTTAGATCGCCACCATGGCGAACGCTTGATATCTCTAGCGATCTCGCTAATAGATCGAGGCCCGCTATCCTCCTCGAGCTTGATCGCCGGAGGTAATGCCGGCGGTAATGCTGCCTCGATATTACCGGAGGTCTCTCCGGTGTTAAGATCCACGATCACTAGAGAGCCAGCTCCAAGCATGGCCCTAACGATATCGCCGGATCCTCTTCTATCTGCCTCCGATAGGAGGCTATCTTCTAACTTACCCATATTTGATCCTCATTCTCTTAGGTAAATCGGTGATCAAGATAATCACCCTATCCGGCCCGGAACCTAGAGACCCCCGGGCCGGATAGGCTAACGATCTTTCAGCTTGGTTAGATCGATAACATTAAGTTTACCCGGTGGCAGCTTCTCCTCGGTGGAGATCCACCATTCGAGGCCCTCGAGCCTCTTAGCTAGATCTCCTCGAGGGATCTCCCCTCCCGGATAATAGATCGCCACCATGATCCGGAGTGAGCCGCTCTCCTCCTTGCTCATGGTTTCACCTCCGGGAAATAGCACTCGATCATCGATCCCCAGCAATAACCCCGGCCCTCGATATACCATAGGGAGCCGGAGATCTTGAAGATCGCATAAGCTCCGGCGATCCATGCGATGAGCAAGAGCCACCTCCGGCGATAGATCGGAGAGCTTAAGATTCGGCGAATCGCTCTCATGATCGAGCCGCTTTCATTCTTCTAGATCGAGCCTCCTCGATCCTCTTTGCATATAGGAGGAGATATCGGCCTAAATCTCGAGCATTAGAGGCCGATAGCTCGAGAGTAATCTTCTCCCCTTGCTCCTTGCAGCTTAGGGATATGAAGAGAGGAGAGCTATCGATCGAGAGAGAGATCGAGGCGAATCGGTGGAGACCGATCGGAATCGTAATAGCTTCTGCCGGAGCTTCTAGCTTCATGCTGCCACCCCCTCGGAGAGCTTCTCGAGGTGCTTCTTAAGAGCTGCCCGGGCTTGGCTCCCGGTGGCGTATTGTTGAAAGTCTCCTACCTCTTCGATCCGGCCGTTAATGCATTCCCGGATCGTGTAGCGGCGTGGAGATAAATCTCGATCGAACTGCTCCGAGGTGATGAAGAATCGGCCGCCATATACGGAGGAGCCTATTCTACTATTGAAAAACCGGAGAGCTGCACGATCGAAAAAGTGGCCACCCTCCCGGCGGTTTGCTTGGATAATCTCCTCGATCGAATAATATCTCTCGAGCTTCTTCTCTTCATTCATGTTTGATCCATTCTCTAGGGTGATCGATACTCGCTCCGAGTGAGTAAGTATCCGGAGAGCCTCGAGGGTTTAAGCTCGAGGCCTACCGGCTACCGGCTCGATCTCTTAAATCTCTTGATAAGCTTATAAGTAATGAGGCCGGCCACGATGAAACCGAGCCCGAGCCATGAAATATAAATATCGAGGTGAGCAGTTGAAAAAGTAAAGCCCCACTCGGTGAGTTCTATAGTTAGATATTCATCCATTATCTTGATCCTTATCTCTAGGGTTTAATGATATCACTCAAGGCGAGTAAATATCCGGCAGGGCCCCGGGCCTAAGCTCGAGGCCCTCCCAGCTATTGGCGAGCCTCGGAGAGCTTATCGGTAAGCTCTTGCAAGATCTCGAGATTCTTCTCGTAGCTCTTCATCGATGATCGGAATAGCTCGGCCGATACCGGATCCGAACTCTCCACGCCCCTCCTCAGCTCGGAGATTGATAGCTCGATGGCCCGGATCCCTTGCTCTAGAGCTTCCTCGAGGTTTCCGGCCTCATCGTCTCGGAGAATAATCCGGTAGTAATCCCACCCGGAAGATTCCACTCGCTCGATCTTTTTTTTCTCTTGTATCTTCATGTCCTTGATCCTTATCTCTTAGGCGGCCAGTTGATCCGGCCGGGTTTGCCTCCGAGTGTAGCAGTTATACAGCTCTAGAAGTCAAGCATTTATGAAAAGTTTTTTTTGATCGTGTCGGGATCTTCCAAGCTTGGAGAGATCAAGCTCGGAGGGTATCGGCCCCGATCATGGCCCGGATCAAGATCCTCTCATGCCCTAAGTCTTAGGCGATCTTAAACATGGAGAAGATTAAAGAGGCCCTAAGTCTAGGGCCCTCCATGATCCGGGAGATCCTCCAAGAATAGGCTTAAATCTACTTTACATAATGTCTATTATCGGGTTATAGGGGTTAGACATGCCGTCAGATAAGTTAACCCGGGTGCTTAATACGGCGTGGGGGCCCATGTATATGTACCCAGAAAAATATTTTTGATAGGATCAAGAGCTGTAAAAGTGCTGGTGGGAGTGGGTTTTAACTACATTGGGCTAACTGTGACATAAATCACAGCATATTTAGTGGGATAAAACCTATTTATCCCGGCTTATACATGGTAGGGAGGATATTTACCGAGTAGGTAAATAGACGACCTACCCGGCCCGAGGGGGCCGGAAGGAGTTTCCAACGACTGGAGGCCCCCAAACAAACTCCTAGTGAGTTTGGACAGGTCTGCCATTTTACTTATCCACAGCTTTATCCACAGACTGTTATTCCAATGAAAATTACACTAGGGATCCAATGACAAAACGCCAAGAAGAGGCAGCCAAAACTAAAGCGAAAGTACTTGGCTACCTAACGCAAGGTTATACGGTTGAAGAAGCCATGAGGGCTGTCGGTCGGTCAGTAAAGCTTTGGGAGTATTACCGTTCCAGCGACAAAGAGTTCAAAGAGAACGCCGACAAGATTAGAGCTGCCAGAGTATCCAAGGGCAGAATCCAATCCGCCGACTCTCTCACGATGCCTTTCCGTGAGTTTCGTAAGGAATACCTAGAGGCCGAGACCTTTCCACATCAGATGAACATTATCGACCTCTTAGAAGGTCGAGACCCAGCGTGGATTCACACATCCATGCAGTATGAAAAGGGTCGCCCCCAATATGTTCTGGTGAATGTGCCCCCAGAACACGCCAAGTCTATGACTACCTCGATAGATTACCCGGTCTACCGAATCTGTATGGATCCCAATGTCCGTATCATGATTGTCTCGAAGAGTCAGCAGAAGGCAACAGAATTTATTTACGCTATCAAGCAAAGACTTACCCACCCATCGTGGCAGAAGCTACAACTTGCCTACGCTGCTGGTTCTGGCTTTAAGTCTAAGTCTGCTACATGGCAAGCAACACAGGTCTATCTTGGAGATGAACTCCGTGACTCAGACCAGAAAGACCCAACCATCCAAGCCATCGGTATTGGAGGACAGATCTACGGTGCGAGAGCTGATTTAATTATCCTTGACGACTGTGTGACTATGAGCAATGCTCATGAGTATGAAAAACATATCCGTTGGATCCAACAAGAAGTTTTAACTCGTCTTGGCCCCACCGGTAAGCTTTTAGTTTTAGGAACCCGAGTGGATTCCATCGACCTGTATAGAGAACTCCGTAACGGTGAACGCTATCCAACAGGTCGATCTCCGTGGACATACCTAGCCATGCCGGCGGTTCTAGAGTTTGCTGAATCTCCAACCGACTGGAAAACCCTTTGGCCTAAGACAGACCGCCCATGGCAAGGTTCTGAAGAAGATCAACCCGGTGAAGATGGTCTATATCCTCGCTGGGATGGAAACCACCTTGCGATGCGAAGGGGTGCCTTAGATCCAAAAACTTGGTCTATGGTTTACCAGCAAGCAGATGTTGACGAAGATTCAACTTTTAATGTTGTTTGTGTCAAAGGCTCAATCGATCGTATGCGAATGATTGGCCCCATCGTACCCGGCAATCCC